TGAACCTGGATGGGTAAAAGGTAAAGCTGATTACATTGTTTTTGAAAGAAACAAATATTGGCTACTGGTTGATAGAGAAGAATTATTAAACTACGTAGTTAATAAATTAAAAGAGAAAGGTTACGAAAAAGGAAAAGGTGTTTATAAAATTTATCAAAGAGAAGGTAGGTTAGATAAAATTACAATGGTTCCATACGAAGATATAGAAAAACTAACTAACATAGAAAAGGTACAAAAAAATGAAAACTCCACTATTTAGACCGCAGACAGAATGGATACCACCAACAGACTTCCCAGATCTAAGCAAGTATGATGAGATAGCCATAGACTTAGAAACAAAAGATCCAAACCTAAACGAAAGAATGGGGTCTGGTTCTGTTGTAGGTGTAGGTGATGTGGTTGGAATATCATTAGCAACACACGACTGGTGTGCATACTATCCAATAGGACACGAGGGTGGTGGTAATATGGATCGTAAGATGGTTCTCAAATGGTTACAAGACCAGATGAATACAGACTCTATAAAAATATTTCACAATGCTATGTACGATATATGTTGGTTGAGAGCCATTGGTATAAATGTAAAAGGACAGATAGTA